GAGTATTTCAAACAGCGAGTAATTCAGCTCGCTGCCGAAAGCGCAGGTGGCGCAAATGTATAGACCAGCAGAGGCGGCAGAAATGACAACCCCGCTGATTTTGCAGACACCGACAATGACCAAGTACAATGGCGTGCGAAAAAACACGTTCACCGACGCTGACGGCGTTATATTTGCGAATTTTAAAACATACGGAGGCACGGAGCGACAGGTTGACGGAATACTCGAGGTCGAGGAAACCGCTCAGATTGTATGCTGGTACAGACCAGACATTCAAAGCAACTGCCGCATAAAGAGAGCAACCGACGGCGCAGTTTTTGAGATCATAGGCGACCCCGAAAACATCGAAATGCGAAATATGTTTTTAAAATTCAAAATCCGCAGAATAAAGGGCGGCGTTTGATATGGGCAAAAGCGGAATAAAGATAAACCTCAAGGGTTTTGACAAAATGCTGGAGAACATCAAAGAAGCAGGCGGCGACGTTGACAGTGCAGCCCAAAGGGCTATAAAAGCAAGCGCAAACCTTACCAGAAACGAGCTGATGTCAGAGGCGAGAGCAAAAGGCGTTCCGTCCGACATAACAGACGAAACAACGTGGATAATTGACCACCCAGCTCCTGACCGATACACCGCAAGGGTCGGCTGGGATTTGAGCGGCGGTTACAACCCGAAAGAACCCTCGGCGGGATATAAAGCCATATTTCTGAACTATGGCACACCGAGAAGAACCACGCGCAAGGGTTACAACCGTGGAGAGGTCAAAGGGCGGCAGTTTATCCGCAGCGCAAAGAAAAAGGCAAGACCAAAGGTCAAAGAAGCGTTACAAAAAATCATGGAAAGAGTAATGAGGGATTTGGAAAAATGAAAGAGCTTTTAATTCAAGTGCTGGAGGCTTTCGGCTTCCCCGTTTTTCTACACGGCACGCTCGGAGAGACCGAGCCGTTCCCTCCGTGCTTTTTTACGTTCATAACCCTTGACAGCCCCGACGCTTTCCCGTTCGACAACGAACCGACGCACACGGCGTGGGAATATCAGGTCACTCTGTATTCCGACGACCCGCAGCAGTTGGAGCAGCTCGCAACCGAAAGCAGGCAAGCGTTGAAAGCGGCAGGCTTTATCCCGCAGGGCAAGGGCGTGGACATTCCAAGTGATGAACCCACCCACACGGGCTGGGTCACTGACTACAAGTATTTAGCAAACTACTAAAGGAGGAAAAGACAATGGCTGGAGAATTCAAGCTGAGACGTGGTCTGAAAAACGTATTTGTTGCAGAGGTAACAGCAGATGACAACAGCGTAACGGGCTACACTACAGGCACACCTTACCACCTTATCCCAGCAGGCGAAATGACAAGAACACCGTCGAGCGAAAGCGCAAACACATGGTTTGACGATGTAGTCTTTGCAACCGTAGGAACAGAGGGTGCGACAGAAATTACAATCAGCGGTGCGTCCCTGAGAGCAGACGCGGTCGCAAGACTTCTGGGCAAGGACATAGACGACACAACAGGCGCGGTCGTTGATAGCGGCGAATATGTCGAAAAATACTGGGCACTCGGCGGAGAGGCTGAGGGCTTGGACGGTTCAAGCGAATTTTTCTGGTTCTTAAAGGGAACATTCGCAGCTCCAGAGGAAAACGACAAAACAGTTGATGACAGCACTGACGCAAACGGTATGGAGTTGACATACAACGCAATCCAGACGACCCACATTTTCACGCTTAAAGACAAGGTCGCAAAGCGCGTTGTAATTGATACAACAGTATCAGAGCTCAAAACCGATCAGAGCTGGACAGCTCAGGTGGTAACACCTGATAATCTTTCAACAATCGTCCAGAAAGTTCAGTAAAACAGACAAACGGCAATTAAGGAGAATAATCAATGGCAAAGTTTGAGCTTAACATCTACGGAGAAAATGATGAGATCATCAAAAAATATGAAACAGATCACATACGTTACGGAGTATTAATGCAGGCACTTGAAATGGAAGAGGAAACCGACGGAAAGCCAATGGCTGAACAGATCAAGGCTGCAAACGCTATAGTCAAGCGCGTATTTCACGGCTTGACAGACGACGAATTAATGCTCGCTGATATGGAAGATGTGCTGAACACATACGCACAAATTACAAAGCAGGCGGAAAAAATCGGAGGCGGCTCGAACGGCGCGGAAAAAAACTGACCGAGGGAGTGGAGGGCGACCTCCGCTCCCTTTCGCTATACTTCGAGCTTTACGACCTAACAATTACAATAGCCGACCGTTTCAGAATGACACCGTTTGATGTTTTGGCTCAAGACTGCGACGAAGTAATCAGTTTGATTAATTACTTCCTTGTAAAAGATCAAAAAAAGCCCAAACCAAAAGCAACGGGGAAAAAGCAAAACGACGGCTTCTGGGATTTTTAAGGAGGTGGAGAAATGGCGGAAACATTAGGCGCAAATTTTACGATTGACGTGACGCAGCTAAAAGCAGGGCTGGCGCAAGCAAATAGACTAATACGAGAGAGCGAAAGCGAGTTCAAAGCAGCAGCGGCGGGAATGGGCGACTGGACTAAATCACAGGAAGGTCTTGAGAAAAAGCTCAAAAGTCTAAACGATATAGCAGGCATTCAAGAGAAAAAGGTCGAGGCTTTGAAAGCGGAATACAACCGCCTCATTGCTGAGGGCTTAGACCCGACCAGCGCAAAGGCAACAGACCTGCGAACCAAGATAAACAAAGAGACCGAAGCCCTCAACAAAAGCAAAGCAGAGATCGAGAAACAAGCCGCAGCCCTTGAAGCATTGCAGACGGAGAGCGGCGACACGGAGAAGAAAACCGAAGCCCTCACAGAAAAGGTCAAGCGGCAGGAAAGTGAGCTGAAAACGCTTAAAGAACGCTATGCAGACGTGGCGGCAGAGCAGGGCAAGAGCAGCGACGAAGCGAAAGACCTCGCGTCAAAGATCGACAACCTCTCGGGCGAACTAAAGGAAAACAAAACCAAGCTCGATGAAGCAAGCAAGGCAGCAGACGACCTCGACCAATCGCTCGACGATGCAGCGGACAGCGCAGAGGGAGCAGCCAACGGTGGCTTTACAGTTTTCAAGGGCATAATTTCAGACCTTGCTTCAAACGCAATACAGATCCTTGTCGGCAGCTTGAAAGACCTCGTCGGAGAAGCGGTGTCCGCGTCTGATAGTATGTATAAATTCGAGCAGACAATGGGCTTTGCAGGATATGACAGCAAGACAATCAAACAAGCCAGCAAAGATGTAAAAGATTATGCTGACAGGACGGTTTATGACATTGATACCATAGCCAACACGACCGCGCAGCTTGCAGCAAACAGCGTGGACGACTACACGGCATTAACGCAAGCAGCAGGAAACCTGAACGCAGTCGCAGGCGGAAACGCCGACACTTTCAACTCGGTGGCAATGGTACTCACCCAGACCGCAGGCGCAGGCAAGCTCACGACCGAAAACTGGAACCAGCTGGCGAACGCAATCCCAGGTGCGAGCGGACGATTAATGCAGGCGATGAAAGACGCGGGAGCATACACGGGCGACTTCCGCGAGGCAATGGCGAACGGCGAAATTACAGCTGACGAATTCAACGCCGCCCTTCTGGAGCTGGGAAGTGAACCCGTCGCAGTTGAAGCGGCGACAAGCACGGCAACATTTGAGGGCGCAATGGGAGACCTGCAGGCAACAGCTGTCAGCGGACTGATGGACATATACAATACAATCGGGCGCGAGAACATAACAAAAATGCTTAACGGCATTTCTGGACTAATCAAGAAAATAGTTCCACCAATCAAAGCAGCGGTGCAATGGTTTATAGATCACCTGCCTGAAATTAAGATTGCTCTCGTCGCATTGACGACAGCGACGGCGGCTTATTTGGCATACACAACAGCCGTCACAGTAATGACCGAGGGCTGGCTGGCGTTGTCGGTGGCACAAAAGGCAGTAACAGCAGCACAGGCGGCAATGAATGCCATAATGAGCGTGAACCCTATAGGATTAGTCGTTGCAGCAGTAGCAGGGTTAACCGCGGCGTTTGTAATGCTTTGGAATAAATCCGAGGCGTTCCGCCAATTTTGGATAGATTTGTGGAATAACATAAAAGACGTTGCAGCAGCCGTGTGGAAAGCAATAACAGGCTTTTTCTCGGCAGCGTGGACAAAAATCAAATCCGTGTGGAAAGCCGTTAAACCGTATTTTATAGGTCTATGGGAGGGCATAAAAAAGATATTTGAACCTGCAATAAACTTTTTTAAATTTATATTTGAAACAGCTTGGGCAGCTATAAAATTCGTTTGGGACACGGTCGTATGGTATTTCACGAACATATGGAACGGCATAAAAGCCATATTTGAACCCGTAATAAGCTGGTTTTCGACCAAATTCACAGCAGCTTGGAACGGTATAAAAGAGATTTGGAACGGAGCTTCAACGTATTTTTCAAACATCTGGACAAATATCAAAAAGCCATTTCTCGCCGTCGGAACGTGGTTTAAAACCAAATTCACAACAGCATGGGACAATATCAAAAGTGTATTTTCAACCGTTGGTGACTTCTTCGGCGGAATCTGGGACACGATCAAGGAGAAATTTACCTCCATAGGAACGAAAGTTGCTGACGCAATCGGGGGAGCTTTCAAAAGCGCAATAAACGCAGTAATTGAAACCGTCGAAGGCGCAATCAATACAATTCCTGACGCGATAAATGGAGCAATTGACCTGATAAACGAGCTGCCAGGAGTAGAAATCTCAAAAATGCCTACAATCAGTCTGCCGAGACTTGCCAAAGGCGGCGTTGTAAGAAAAGCAACAACCGCAATTGTCGGTGAGGACGGCGCGGAGGCAGTAATGCCGCTCGAGCGTAACACGGGCTGGATTGACCAGCTGGCTGACAAGCTCGCTGATAAAATAGGCAGCGGCGGCGTTGTAGTAAATCAGACAAACAACTACAGCCAAGCTCACAGCAGATATGAAATATACAAGAGCCAGCAGGCAACAGCGAAAGCCGTCAAACTGGCATTGGCGAGGTGAATGGAATGAAAACGACACTTGACTTTATATCAGCCAAAGGAGCGGCAATGCCGCTTCTTGGCAATCAATATTTTACAGTTACGGAAATCGAGGGCTTTACAACTGTATCAAACAACATAGCCTCCGTGGTCGTTCCGTTTGTAGACGGCGACACCGTAACTAACATTCAAGCGCAGCCCCGCTCGGTCGTTATATACCTCCGACTTAAACAATCGGCAGGAATAGAGAATGCAAAAAGATATATAATGCAGTACGTCAAGCCAAAGCTCACAGGAACGCTCCAGCTCCAGCAGGGTGAAAGAAACATACAACTGAGCGGGCTGGTTGAGGAAATAGACCTTCCGCGCTTCGAGCAGGGAAACACAATGGCAATCACGCTTCACTGCTCGCAGCCGTATTGGCAAGACGTGGACTTCGTCGTTCAAGAGATTTCCGAGATCATCGACTTGCATTACTTCCCTATACCAGAGGGCGGGCTTGCATTTCCTCCAGAGGGCGTGCCGTTTGGAGAATACGACGACGATCTCACACAAGAGCTGACCAACAACGGCGACGTTGAAACAGGGCTCGTTATAACCATAATAGCGGCGGGAGAAGTGGTGAACCCGAAAATTTACAACACGCTGACGGGCGATTATATCGGAATAAACGACACCCTGCAAGGAAACGATGAAGTGACAATATGCACGATCAAGGGCTCAAAAACAATCACAAAGAACGGGCAAAATGTAATTGATAAAATAATGAGCGGCTCGACCTTTCTACAATTGGGAATAGGTACAAACGAATTCACGATTGAAGCGGAAAGCGGAATTGACAACGTTTACTTCACGTTAACATATAAACAACTCTATGTATAAGGAGGCGGCGCGATGATTGAATTCTTAGAGATCAGAAACGTAAACCGCAGCTTGACGGGAATAATCGACAACGCAAAGTCCATTATATGGGACTGTGAATATTACGGAGCGGGCAGCTTTGAAATATATACAGCCCTCACCCCGCAAGCAAGAAACCTTTTACAAATCGGAAATTACATTACACGCCGTGACGAAGAAAACGCGGCAATCATAGAAGCCCTCGACTATACCGACAGCGCGCAAGACGGCGTGATGATAATAGCAAAAGGGCGAATGCTGAAATCAATTCTTGACCGCCGCCTTGTATACCGCCTTAACGGGAATACAATAAATCCCGTGAGAATAAGCGGCAACGTTGCAACAGCGGTTCAAAATGTAGTATATAACCACGCTGGCGGCGGAGCAGGCGCGGCTCGCTCGCTTGGCGTTACAAAGGGCAGCACTGGAGGCATAACAAAAATTATAACCTCGACCAACGATGAGAACACCACAAGGCAATCAAGTTATAAAGGGCTGCTCGAATTCACCGACGCTGTTCTGCAGGAATACGAATGTGGTGCGCTGATCAGAATAGACGAACAAAAGCAAATGATTTATGATTGCTTCGAGGGGCAAGACCGCAGCGTCGGAAATACAGCGGGCAACAAACCCGTGATTTTTTCTCAAGACTTTGAAAACCTGCTAACAGTAGAGTATACAAAAGACACGACGGAGCTGAAAAACTTTGCACTAATCGGAGGCGAGGGCGAGGGGCTGGCTCGGTTTTATACGACATACTCAACGTCGAACGTTATGGGACTAAGCCGCCGTGAAGTATTCGTGGACGGCTCGAGCATTCCTCGCAAGTATCAAGACGGAGACACCGAAAAAGAGTACACGGCGGCAGAATATACTGCGATGCTCAGAGGGCAGGCGCAGCCTGATCTCAAAGAACTAATCACGACGGAAACGTTCACGGGAGAGCTTAACCTGACGACTTCGCCTTACAAGTACGGGAAAGACGCGGACTTCTGGCTCGGCGACATTGTAACCGTTCAAGACAATTCACTGGGGCTTTACACAAACGTCCGAATTTTACGGGCAACAGAGGCGCAAGATGAAAACGGTTACTTATTAACAATCGAATACGGAAACTAAAGGAGGAAAAGCAATGGCACAGCAATGCGGTTTTTTCAACGCGCTCCAAGTAAATGGAGCATATGACAGGAAATACAACGCTGACGACTACACCAGCAACATGGCGGCAATCATCAGCACGGGCGTGCGGAGATCAGGGGACGACGACCTCAGAGTGACAGCCAGCGGGCTGACCGTGACCGTCGCAGTCGGCAGGGCGTGGATTGACGGTCGCTGGTTTTATAACGATACAGCTTACAGCTTCGATGAGATCACCCCACCCGTCGGCAGCCTTTCTAGAGTAGACGGCGTTTATTTGCAGGCGAATTCAAACCTCGCCGTCCGCAATATTCAGCTGGTATATAAGGAGGGCACACCAGCAGCGAACCCGACAGCACCAGCCTGCACGAGAGACGGCGGCATTTATGAAATACAGCTGGCAAGCATAGCAGTCAGCCCGAACGCCGCCAGCGTTTCAGTGACAGACACCAGAGCAGACACCAGCGTCTGCGGCTGGATAACAACGCCCGTCGGATATAGCGACTATTTCACCAGCCTAGACAACAACTTCGAGAGCTGGTTTGATGAGGTAAAAGACACGCTGGCAAGCGTTACGCTTTTCAAGCAGTATATCTGGCGCACCGTAACAGAAACAGAGACAACCACAGCGACGTTTGACATTCCGCAGTATACCAGCGGCGGAACAGATATTATAAACGTCTATGTGAACGGCTTGCTGGAGATCGAGAACGACGACTACACATTGACAAACTCAACCTTGACCTTCACACAGAGCAAGGTCTCAGGGACAGAAATTGTCGTGATCTGCTATAAGAGCATAGACGGCACAGGACTGGGCAGCGTTTCTGATGAGATCACGGAGTTACAGAACCAAGTCGCAGCATTCGGAGACATAAACGACTTTTATTATTTTTGCAACGGCGAAACCGATAACGTCCAGATTTCAACGCTCGTACAGAGATTCCTTAACGGCAGCACCAGCGACGCCAGAAAAATGAAGTTGCACATAGTCGGAACATTCGGAGTGAGTGGAGCAACAGGCGGCAGCGGTACAAGCGCGGTTCATTTTCGATGGTTCGACTTCGCCTCA